AGGCTGACCGACAAAACTCATAGCATATAAAGAAGTATCTGTCCAAATTAATGTTTCTTGTCTAGCACGAGTTGCCCCAACGATAGCTGAACCCGCTGAAAGTCTAAAAGACCCTGCAGTATTTGTTGATTTTGGTTCCCATTCGGTAATGTTTTCTTGGTCAGACCAAGCGATAAACATAGGATCAATCGTTCCTGTTCTTGCTGTTCCTCCGTCATTTAAAGGATCTGCTCCAAAACAAATAACGTGGCGATCAATATCACTAACTAATACTTGAAGTGCTTTTGTAGGAGCTAAATTAGCCCCTGATAAATCACTTAAAGCTACGGCTCTATCTGTCCCTAATGTTTTTGCACTGGTGTCCCAATAATAAATACCTCCCATTCTAGGATTAATAACTAAATCTTCACCAAAATTATCATGAGACCAAAGTCTTAACTGATTTGTAAGCCCTAACGTTCCTGCACTACCAAATGTTCCAGAACCCCATGTTCCTATGCCCCATCCTGTAGAAGGAACGTAAACATCTAGCCCTACATTAATCTGATAAGCGCCAACAGTGCTTGATCCACCATTACCTGTATCACTTGAATTTGCTGTGACTGTAGCATCAGAAGTATCTTTAGCCTCTATTGTGTAACTATTCGCGTTTACAATCGTTGCTATTTGATATTCTTGATTAAGAACAGCAGCTGTTATATTACCACCTAAACTAGCAGCACCACTAAAAGTTACAAAATCATTTTGTACTGCGCCGTGTGCTGTATCAGCTACAGTAATTGTAGCGTCGCCGTTTGTTGCAGAAAAAGTTACATCACCAGCAGAAGTTGTAGCTCGTATTGGTGTTATATCATAAAATCCAGAACCTTCCAGTATATAGTATTTCCAAGTTGCACCTAATCCAATAAATTTAGTACCCGCTAAACTCACCCAAGCATGAAGTGCTCTACCTGTTGATTTAAAACTAGAAGTAGTGGTTTTTGCCCAACCACCTATTTTTTCGGGTAAACCTTTGCGGAAACGAACTAAATTAGAATTAAACCAACCTCCTTCATTAGAATAATCAGTTCCTTCTTTATTAATTCCTGCTCTGAAAATAATTTTTTGTAAAGCCAATTATTTTCTCCTTTTACTATGCGCCGAATATTATTCCAGCCATGCCCGCAACTAAAGTGATAAGTGTAGCTACAATAAAATGTTCGATCCTTTTAACACGATTTAATATTTCTAACCAACGTTCTGCACAAACAGACTCATGCTTTTCGATTTTAGTATGGATATTCGCTACGCGACTTTTCATATCCATTTCTAACTCAGCTATTTTGTTCATGCCGCTTCTTCAACTTCCCAACAATTAAGGTTAGAAGCAACTGTTCGTCTTTCGCCTTCGCCTCTAAATGGGTAAACCATGTGAGAAAGCCAGGATGGAAAAATATAAAGTTTTCCAACTTCAGGCTGTACTTCAAAACTTTGTGGCGGTCTTAATCGTTCTACATTCATTATTTCATTACGACCATAGTTAAATGCTAGATACCCATCACACGCACCAGACGCTTCATATTTATTATACAAAGGACTCCCGGCAGCAGGTTGATCTAGTATTTGTTGTGGCACTTTTGTCCAAGCAGTTGTTGATATACCCATAATCGTTTTAGTGCCATGATCGTGTATTGGGTTGTAATCACCAGCATAACTATGAACCGACCAAGTTTCGTCTATAGCAACTTGCCGATTCTTTTTAAGGTTACTGCCTGTTTCTTTCATAAAATGATTGATGTATTCAGCACCTAAACTGGTTATAAACTTAGAATACTGCCTAACCTTTTCATGCTCTGGGTCCATGTTCAGTTGCTCACCATGAGCAATCTGTCCTACCAATGAATGAGCCAATGATTCTTTATCTGCTTGTTCTCTAAGATCGTCAAGATAAGTGTTTAAGTCCTCAACCATGCCATCTGGCATACGAGTCTCTAATACGAATACCGCAGGCATTGTCCAGATATTAACTTCAATATCTGTACTTTCTACAGGTACTGCCTCTTTGTCAGTCATGCTTAACTAGAAGGTACTGCAAAGTCGTTGTCTGGCTCTGCATTAACTACAGGATTAGTAATTACTGAATCCACTTGACTTGCAAATACTGTATCCCATTTTGTAGTATTGAACATTGCTGTCAGTGCTGCCAGATTAAATGTATTTTTACCTGCTTTGGTAAAATCACCATCTGCTGCAACTGCTACAGTAAGAAAAGTATTAGTGTAATAAGTCGCATCGCCTTCGCTGTCGTTTTCATACTTCATAGACAAATGCCATTCTTCCACTTTACTAGATTTTACATGAGGTACTGCTTTTACAAGCGTTTTAGTTACTGCCATTTTTTATTCCTCTGTTTTAGATTTTAATTCCTCAACATCTGCTGAGAGTTCTTGGACTGCTTTTACAAGCATTGGTATCAGACCACCTTTTGCAATTTTCTGCACTTCGTCATCGCCTGTTTTCCAAATATTTTGACCATCTTTTACGTCATCGTGTTTGTCTATAACTGCTTTAACTTCTTGAGCAATAAAGCCGTGATGCTGTATGCCATATTCTAAACCGACACTTGGTTCATTAGAACCTTTTTTATACTGTGGCATATCCGTTGGAACGTCTTTCTTTTTCTTCCATTGATATGTAATTGGTCTGAGTTCGTTAATAAATTGAAGTCCTGCTGTCGCATCTTGTACATTTTCTTTTAACCTTTCATCCGAAGATGCTGACCAAGATTCATCTGAACCATTTAAATCGATTTCGACAACATTTCCGTTATATCCAAGCGTACATCTTGCATCTCCTGTACCAGAAATATTATAACCAAGAACTACACGACCAGCAGCACCACTTGCTCCTGTATCTGAGGTTGAGCCTAAGACTACATTAGCATTTCCTGTAGTTTGGTCATCACCAGCTCTTTTACCAATCATGGTATTGTCTGTGCCTGTGCTGATCGCATCACCTGCTTCAAAGCCAACACAAGTATTTCCATCACCAGTTGTAATTGCTGTTCCAGCATAAGCACCCACACCAGTATTTGCTGCCGAAGTACAAGCAGTTAGCGCATCATATCCTAAACCTGTACTGTAATGTGTCGTTGTATTTGCATCCAAAGCATAAGCACCTAAAGCTGTATTTTGCGCACCGCTTGAATTTGCTCCTAGTGCTGCTGAACCTACCGCAGTATTACCATCAGCATTACCTGCTGCATCTAATGCTCTTGCACCAACCGCAGTACAATCACCACTTGTTGTTTTTGAAAGCATTGCATTATATCCGATGGCAACATTCAAAGCACCGCCTGTGTTTGCTCCCAATGCTTCAGAGCCTACTGCCGTATTTTGAGAAGCAGTTGTGATTTTGTCTCCAGCTTTATATCCAATAAGCGTGTGTCCAGCACCAGTGGTTACATCGTTACCAGCTTCGTGTCCTATAAATACATTTTCAGTTCCACTTGTATTTGCAGCACCAGCACCTTTACCAATAGCCAGATTCATATTAGCTGTAGTTACGTTTTCTAAAGCCTCAACACCTATCGCAATGTTATTAGAGCCTTCTGTAATTGATTGTCCAGCATCACGACCAATACCAATGTTGTTATCCCCTGTCGTATTTGCTGCTAACGCATCTTTACCAACTGCTGTTAAATGCGCACCTGTGGTATTTGCCGTTAATGCTGCATAACCGATAGCTGTGTTGTTATCGGCTGTGGTGTTGGCATCTAGTGCGCCAAAGCCCATAGCAGTATTATTTGCTCCAGTGGTATTTACATTCATTGCTGAATATCCCATAGCCGTATTCTGCGCACCTGTTGTGTTTGCTGCTAAAGCAAGAGAACCCATAGCTGCATTGTAAGATGCCGTTGTATTTGCGTTTAAAGCATTTTTTCCTATTGCGGTATTATCTGCACCTGTTGTGTTATCTGATAAAGCACCATGACCAATACCCACATTATTATTTGCTGTAGTAGCTGCATTTAAAGCTGCAAAACCAATTCCTACGTTGCTATCTCCTGTAGTGTTTGCTGTTAAACTTGTTCTGCCAACCGCAACATTATAATCACCAGTGGTATTTGCTGTAAGTGCTTGAAAGCCCACACCTACGTTATATCCCCCTGTTGTTTGAGCTTCTAATGCTTCAGCACCAATCGCTACACTTTCTGTACCTGTGGTGTTTGCTGTTAAAGCATCCATACCTACAGCAGTATTATTATTAGCTAAATTGGCTCTTAGTGCATCTTTACCAACAGCCACATTTGAAGTGCCTGTTTCATTTAATTTTAAGGCTGATACACCAACTGCGGTGTTACTGTCTGCTGTGGTTGCAGCACCTAAAGCATCTTGCCCTATGGCAGTATTATTTGACCCTGTTGTGTTTGCGTCTAAAGATGTATTACCAACGGCTGTGTTTGAAGCACCTGTGGTGTTTGCTAATAAAGCCTGATAACCCACCGCTACGTTAGAATCGGCTGTGGTATTATTTTCTAAAGCACTTCTACCAATAGCAACATTCTGTGCGCCTGTCGTTAAATCAAAGAGTGTTTTTCTACCTACGCCTACATTGTGTGCGCCTGTAACATCTGCATTTCCTGCTGATTCACAACCCACAAAAGTGTTTGCTGTTCCTGTGGTTGAGGATTCTCCTGCTTGTTCTCCTACAAATACATTCTGGTTGCCTGTAGTTAAAGCAAGTGCCGAAGCAGAACCAACAGCAACATTTTGACTTCCCGTTGTCATCGCTCCACCAGCATTGTCTCCCACTGCTGTGTTGGTTGATCCTGTCGTGACTGCATCAAGTGCAGCTTCACCTATGGCTACGTTATCCGTTCCTGTCGTGATCGCCGTTCCGAGTGAGCCAGAACCTAGTCCGACATTGCCTGTACCGCCTGTCATATCCAGTACGTCAGTGACTGCAGCACCTGCTCCAGCACCATCGGTGACAAGCATCTTGATTCCGCCATTCGGAATGACTACATTTGCGCCTGTGCCTTGAGATATGGTTACTTGATAACCTGCGTTGTTTTGAATCACCCAAGTCTTACTGACTGTGTTGGGTGCAAGAGTTACTGTATTGGTTGCGGTAATTGACCCTGTCAGCGTTAGAGCAAAAGCTCTCGCTGCATCGGCAGCACCATCCGCCATTGTAATTGTGTGCGAAGTACCAGTAATGGCTTCTGAGCCAGAACCCCATGCTTCCGCAATTAACTCGAGATTCGTGTTGGTACTTGTCCCCCACGTTCCCGATTCATCGCCTGTAGCGATTTCTTTTAATCTTAAATCATTTACATAAGTTGCCATATTCTGTCTCCAATTTATTGATTATAGCGCATTTTTTATAAAAATTAAGCAACTTCCTTCCATCCTGGATCTTGAGTTTCCGTTACTTCTGTCCAACTTGGATCTTGAGTTTCCGTCACTTCTGTATAATTTGGTGTTTGCGAAGGAACAATTCTTCCCCAAACCTGTAATTGACTAACTGCTCCTGTTGCTTCTACTCCTGTAGTAGAAACTATTGCATTTCCTTGAGGAGTAAGATCACCAATTTGACCTGTTCCAGCAAGTCCTGTTATTGAAATAACATTAGTACTGACAGTGCTAATTGTGCCTAACGCACTTGTAGCAGCTATTCCTGTCGGATAAACATTCGCGTCACAAGTAACTGTTTCATCGCCTTGTGATATCGTTGAGGCAGCACCACTAACACCTACAATCGCTACACCATTTGCAACAACTGTGCCGACAGCACCAGTACCAGCTACTCCTGTTTCGCTGACATTAGCATCACCGCTTACTGATTCCGTGCCTAAAGCGGTGGTTCCCGCTAGTCCTGTGACAGATAAGTTTGCAACACCTGTGACAGTTAAACTATTTATTGCTCCTGTTGCTGATACCCCTGTTTCGCTTACATTCGCATCAGCAGAAATGCTTAACGATCCTAGTGCGCTTGTTCCAGCAACTCCTGTCTCTGTAACATTAGCTACACCTGTTACAGTTAAACTGCCGACAGCACCTGTAGCTGCAATACCTGTCTCTGCGACATTAGCATCACAACTAACGGTTTCTGTTCCTAATGCAGTTGTTCCAGCAACACCTGTTACATTAACTGTAACATTAACAATTGCAGGTTCACCCCAAGGACCAGTACCCCATGTGGACCGACCCCAACCAGACATAACTGGTTTACGCTATTCTAATAACAGCGTTACTTGCGTCTGCAGTTGGGAAAGATATTGTAAAACTACCTGCTGTACTTGTTTTGTCTCCACCAAAATCAAAAACTGCAACTGCTGGATCGCCAGTAGCTGTATCATTATAAATCATACAACCTCTCGCAGTGATAGTAGCTGTTCCAAAAGTCAAATCAGCAAAATCAGTGTACGCAGTTGTTCCTGATGTTGTAGGGTTGACGTTTGTTAAAGCTGCTCCACCCGCAGTATAGTTCGTTCCTGATGCTTCTTGACCTGTGCTATAGGCTGTAGTAGCCGCACTCATGGTCGCGGAGCTAGTGTACAAAGCAAGTTTAAAGGTATTACCTCCAGTCGCTTTGAAGTTATGTACTGCTTGCAGAAGCTCACTTTTGAAAGAAGTACACATTGCCTGCGTTATAGCCATTATAGTCTCCTTATAATTTCCGCAAGATCTTTATGACCTTGCTGTTCTAGTTGATTACCTATAGTACACATATGGTTTTTAATCGCCTCTTGCATATAATAAGCAATAATATGTTGACACAAATTTTTAAAAGCGTGTGCCTGTGCTTTTATTGGTCCAGGTGCAGTATCTGCAACTGAAACTAATTTGTTAGTTGCCATCTCAGCAACTTCTTCTACCGTATGTCCTCGACGATCTGTTGTCGTAACTCCAAGATTTCCTATCGAAATTTCAAATTTATCTGTTTGCATTAATATTTCTCTGGTTCTGGTGGTCCTATATCTTTTCTTCCTGAAACTCCTATAAGTGGTGCATCTTCTACAACTTCAGAAGTTTTTCCAATAGTTAATTTTCCTTTGTTTATATAAACAACAGGAGGATCTTCAAGTCTATGATACCCGTATAATTTTTCTTGTATAGGAACATTCGTATCTAACAATGAAGAACTTGGGGCAACTGCAACATCAATTCCCTTAGTTATGCATTTAGATAACCAAAATTCGCAACAAGCTCGTCCCATTTCTCCAAAATGAACGTTTGTTTTATAAGTAAAATCAGCCCCGAAAATATTTATAGAACCAACTTTTTTATAAAGTGCAAAAGCAATAGCATAAGCAATAGAATTATTAAAATAAGAACAACCCGTTTCTTTTATAACTTTATCTAAAGGGTATAGAACTATTCCAGGAACACGGGTATCTTCCACGCAAGAATAAATAGGAATATCTAATTTAGGCAAAGTTCTGCGCATAACTTGGGTTTGTGGTCCCGCATCAAAAGTCTCAAAAAATCGAGAAGCTGGATCCATAATAAACGCTCTATCGGCTTTTACAACAGCACACATTGAGCCTATAGCCCAAACTTCATCGTATTCTTGACTGTGGCTTATAGATAAATGATAGTCTATTTGACTTTTACCCATCGCAACAATAGCGATCTTTTTACCCGTAAGTTCTTTAGACATCAGGAGTTTGTGCTAAAATTTTTATTTGGTCGTTTCTAGCTTCATCTCTGACATCTTTAAACTCCCCCAAAAGTTTTAACATTCCTAATGCTTCCTGAAATTTACTATCGTATAAAGCAATCGTTTGTGGATCAGATTTCATAAATACCGCACCCTCTACTAATGAACCATATAGCATTGCATTTGGTGCATTTTCTGATAACCATGTTTGACTACTAGAACTAACTGTTGTTAATGAGTTAGGTCGGTAATAATAATGAAGCTCTACACTATAATTAGAATTAGGTGTTGGTGCTAATATAAAACTATCATTATCGAAAATAGCATAGTAAAGGGGTTCGCCAGTTGTGGCTACGGCGGGAGTGTAATCTCGAATCCAGGAAACGTGCTTTAGTAATAAATAACTGTAATTATTACTGCTATCAATTACCGCTAAACTGTATGGGGCTAGAAAATCATCAGGAGCCGCTAAATAAGTATCAGAAGCGGTAACACTTCCCGTTACGTTTTTACGAAAAA